GGCGCAAATGAACGCGCCTAAAGATACTGGCGACCTATCGCGCACTTTGCAAATTGAAGCTAGAAGGCCAACCAAACGCGACTTGCGTTCTAAATATATCAACCCAACAGATACGGTTATTGCTGTTGTTACAACTAAAGCATTTCCAAAGAAAAAGAAAAAAGAGTTTTACGAAGCAAATGCAAGTTTGTATGCGTCTGATAAAGGCGCTTACAGGAAAAAATTAAAGGAATCAAAAACGATGGCGGGTGTTTTATCTGATGCCCGCGCTATTGCACAAGAATTCGGCACGGGTCGTAATGCGGCAAAACCGTATTTGCGCCCTGTTTTGGAATCTCAAGCCCAATCAACCGCCAAAAGGCTTGGGGAAATTATCGGTAGGCGGTTAACACAATACAAGGCAAAACAGAAATGACAAAATTTAGTTCAGCATTTGGCGACAAGTACCAAGCCAACAAAAAGAATTTGCTAACCCGTTCGTTTGAATTGGGCGGGCATACGTTTAAAGTTCGCATCCCTTTGGTTGCCGAATCAGAGGCGATATACAAAAAGGTATCAGAACCTAACGATGATTTGATTGAGCAAACATACATCGAAATTACAAAACCGTTACGGCAGTTTGAGACAAATCAAACAGAAGAATTTAAGTTTACCGATGACGACATATTGATTGAAGGCCGGTCAATGCGCGAGGCGGCAAAAAACAAAGCAATTACTGAAGCCCGCATTACCGAGTTTTTTAAACTGCTAGTTCCTGAACTAGAAGGTGCAAGCCTAGAAGATTTGACCTATACCGATATACAAGATGAATTCCCTGTATCAATACAAATGATGATTGTAGAAAAGATTGGCGAAGTCATTAGCCCAACCTACAGGGAAGCGCGGGGAAACTAATAGGCTCGTTAAAAACACAATGCTTTGCCGCAATGATTTTTAACGGGCATACCTTAGAAACAATAGCAGAACTGGACGATGTAACGATGGCAAATATACAAACAATGTATGCCGATGGCATGGTCGGTAACTACGGCGTTTTGACGCAATTGGCAACCCTTACAAACGGGGTTTTTAATTACATGAGAACGGCTAATTCTGCGCCTTATAGGCTAGGCAACATTTTGGGTTCTGCTTATGATTACATCTACCCGCCGTTGTCTAAAGAAGACCAAAAAGCAAGTGCAAACAAAAGCCTTTTAACCTTTATGACTCAGGCGCAAGGCTTTGATGCAAAACTATTTAAGGTAGCAAATGGCTAATATGATTGCCCGCCTTGGTGTAACGCTAGGGCTTGATTCAGCGGATTTCAACAAAGGCATTGAACAGGCCGGAAAGAAACTCGAAAAATTAAGCGAAGCCGCTGAAAAGTTCGGCAAGATGGGTGCGGTCGCATTGCTTGCCGCTTCTGCCGCCGCGCTTAAATTTGCCGATGAACTTGCAGATGTAGCAGATGCCAACGATGTAGCTATAGGCAAGGTTTTACAGCTATCTGATGCCCTTGCTAACTCAGGCGGCAATGCGGATAACGCGGGCAAAATGCTATCGGCCTTTGCTAAGTTCATTGACGATGCCGCGGGCGGGTCAGAACAAGCGCAAAAAACGGCCAAGGCTTTAGGCGTTACCTTGCAAGATTTGGGCAAACTTTCACAAGAAGAATTGCTAAACAAGTTGGTTGCAAACTTAGCCCTAGTTGAAGACCCAATAACGCGCAATGCTAAAGCAATGGAGATTTTCTCTAAAGCCGCCAAGGGCGTTGACATAGTTGGCTTTGCCGACAAAATGGCACAAGCAAATCCGCTTATTGCAGAACAAGAAAAAGCAATTAAAGCCGCCGCTGATACTTACGATTTGTTAGCGCAATCGACCCGTAATGTCATGCTGACAATTGCTACGCAACTTGGGCCGGTCTTAAAAGCAACAATTGATTACATGAAAGAAATGGGGGGCGAAACATCAATATTAGGCCCACTATTTAAAACAGTTTTTCAAACAATTGCAATAGCTATTGTTGACGTATCTTATGTGCTAGGTAGGCTTAATAAACAACTAGAATTTACGGCGTTAATTTTTAAAAGTTTTATCCCATCAATTCCCGATTCTGCATTTGAAAATGCAAATAGTAAAAAAGAAATAGACGACATTATTGCGCGGCAAAATAGAGATGCCGTTTACGCGCAAATAATGGGAGAAAGTCAATACGGTAATTCTATTGATGCACTTTCATTAAAAAAACCTGCGACAACTACCGGCAATGTCGGCAGACAAGTTACCGATGCCGGAGAAAAAGAAAGACAACGAAAAACCGATGCCGCCGCCAAAGAAGCACAGCGATTAGCAGAAAAAGCAGAACGCGAAAGATTGCGTGCGTTAGAAAAATATTTTAATGAACTGCAACGCCTTGACAAAATTTTGTTAGATGTAGAAGGCAAAGAAAATAATGCCTTTACAGACTCTATCAAGCGACTTGAAAATGAGGAAAAAGCAATAAAAATTAAAAATGACCTTTTAAAAATTGACAGCGACAATAAAAATTTACGTTCTGAAGATATGCAATTAGTTAAAGATTTGTATCTGACTGAACAAAAAAGATTAGAAAACATAAAAGAAATTGAAAGCAATAATCTTTTTTCACTTACAACAAAACAATATTTAGTAGCACAAGAAAACGCATTAGCTGATGCAACCCAACGCAGTTTAGCCGCACAAAACCAAGCGGTTAAAGCACAACGTGAAGGTTCATTTGGCGAAGGCTTTATGAAAGAAGGTTCGCGTTTCTTCCGCGATATGCCAACAGACTTAGAAAACGGGGCAAAGGCTTTTGGTTCTGTAATGGGCAACATGGAAAGCGCCCTAGATAGTTTTGTACGAACCGGCAAGCTATCGTTTAAAAGTTTAGCCCGTAGCATCATTCAAGATTTAATTGCCATGCAGTTAAAGGCATCAGCTACATCTATATTCAGAATGTTGTTAGGCCCAATGATGGGCTACAACCAAGCGACAAGTTATGCGGCTACTGCTGATGCGGGATGGCTTCAGTTTGCCGATGGGGGTAGCCCCCCTGTAGGCAAGGCAAGTATCGTAGGTGAACGCGGGCCTGAACTGTTTGTGCCGCGCAACGCAGGGACAATTATCCCCAACCACGCATTAGGCGGCATGGGAGGCACTACCAACGTGACTAACAACTACATTAACGCCATTGATACTAAATCGTTTGAAGAACGCCTGTACGGGTCTTCTAACGCGATATGGGCGGCAAATCAATATGCAGGGAAAAGCCTTGCGGTGAACAGGGGTCGCGCATGAGTTTTCAAACAATCTTTGACATCCAACAATCAATGACGGTTAACAACCGCCGCATGGTTGGACAACAGGTCGCCCGTAGCGGCTACATCACCGTGGCGCAGTATTTAACTGCCGTGCCTTGGGTGTTTACGGTGTCGCCCCATGCTTACCTTTACTACCCGCAAGTACGCGATGTAATTCAAGCTATTGACAACAAAGACAGGCAATTAGCAGAATCAATTAGCTTTGCAAGTACAAACCTTTCATGGTTTACCACTAACCGCGGAACGGCTACGGTGTCGGTTTTAAACGGCGCACCCGCGGCAAACACGCAAACTCTTGCACTAACAAGCAACGGCACGTTTAAAGCCGGTGACTTTTTGCAAGTGGGCGGGTATGTGTACAAGGTAACGGCAGATAGCGCCGGTGCTTCTGTCGGCATCCATCGCCCCCTAATTGGTTCGCCCGCATCAGGCACAAGCCTTATCTTGGGTTCTGCCTGTACGTTTAGCGTAGTAGCCGAAGTTTGCCCTACCTACACGCTTAATCCAATGACAAGCGGCGCGTTTGTGCAATGGGATGCGCCATTTGTGTTTAGGGAATACATCACATGACAACCATTAACGCCGTAACAGGCTCACAAATCAATCATGCGGAGTTTGTAAAGCTAACCGTTGGCAATGCCGCTACGGTATACACGTTTTGCAATGCCGCCGCGCCTATCACCGTGGGCGGCATTACGTTTACAAACCTTGGCGCATTGCTTAATGTTGGCGATGTTCAGCGAGATATTAAAGCTACATCGGATGACATGACAATTGCGTTAACAGGCATCGACCCTACAAACGTGGGCATCATTTTAGGTAGCGATATTAAAGGTTCGTTGGTGGAAGTGTGGCGCGGGTTCTTTGATTCAAACAATCAAATTATTACAACGCCAACGACACAATTTTTTAAACGCTACCAAGGCATCATAAATAGCGTATCAATCACAGAAGATTTTAATTCGCAAATGCGAACACGCATTGCGACTTGTTCAATTGCCTGTTCATCGATGCGCCGCATATTAGAAAACAGATTGTCGGGTATTAAAACTAACACTAACAATTGGCAGTTTATTTATCCCGCTGACACATCAATGAATCGGGTTAGCGAAATTTCAAACCAATACTTTGATTTTGGCTCGCCCCCAATGACGCAAACACAAGCAAGTGAAACGACCACGATTGATACCGGTGGTGGTGGTGGTGGCGGCGATGGCGGTGCGCCGGATTAAAAATATGATAAGACAAGCAACAAGATATGACATACCAAGATTGTTAGAAATTGTGGAGGCTTACGCTTATGAAAATCCTATTAAAAAACTTGGTCAATCGTGCAACCACTTTCCTCGCTATGTTGAAGAATTATTGTTTAGCATCATTCAAGGCCGTGGGTTTATCTATATCGACTCGAATATGCGCGGCGCGATTGTGGCTTATAAAAGTTCTAACATTTGGTCGCCCAAAGTAAAAGAGTTAAACGAACTATTGTGGTGGGTTGAACCCGAACATCGCAATGGCACGGTTGGCGGTAGGCTTTGGAAAGCGTTTGATGAACGCGCAAAGGAAATGCTAAAAGCGGGCGATGTAGATTTTGTTTGCACTTCAATTTCTGCTAACGGCCCGTTGATTGATTACACGCGCAGGGGATACAAATCCCTTAGTGCAACTTTTGTCAGGGAATAAAAATGGTAACAACTCTTATTGCTTATGTTGCGGTTGAATTAGGCATAAGTTATGTTGCGGCAACCTTTGTTGTTAATTTTGCAGTATCGCTAATTGTTACCCGCATTTTTGCTGAAAATCCTGAAACACAGCAAGACATGGGCGTAAGGCAACAAGTACCGCCAAGCGCAGTAAACGCTATTCCTATTGTTTACGGCGATGCCTACATGGGCGGTACATTTATTGATGCAGTTCTGACAACCGACCAAAAAACAATGTACTATGTTTTGGCTATTTCAAGCATTAGCCCTAATGGTCAATTTACATTTGATACCGCTGATATGTATTACGGCGACAGAAAAATTGGCTTTGGTCAAAAGGGAACACTTCAAACTGCAAGCGTTTTTAATGGTGGTACTGGCTACATTGTTGGGGAAATTTTAACTATTACTGGCGGTTCTGGTTCATCGCCCGCAACTGTAATTGTTACATCGATAGGTGCTACTGGTAATATTACAGGCGTAAATGTAAATACGGTTGGTAGTTATACATCTGCGCCATTAAATCCTGCATATCCAGTTGCGGGAACTGGAAGCGATGCTTCATTTACATTAAATTTTAGCGAAAATACTAATGTTGTTGTTTCTTTAACTGATGAAGCGGCAAATTTAGATACAAAAATTTACGGCAATC